AATTAAATATTCGTGAGGGTTTTGTGCGATACGTCTACGTTCATCAGCATCAAGGAAGATATAATCAACATATAAAGAAGCAGCAACAAGTGATTTGTTGAAAGCAGTAGCTAATTTAGCACCACTAGTATTAACAGCCCATAAACATTCATCAAGAGGACGGAAGTCAAGAGTAATTCTTACTTCGTGGTATTGAAGAGCGATTAAAGGTAAAGCAAGTCCGGGGTTAGTACAAAACCAGAATTGTAATGGAACATAAAGAGTAGTTTCGGGAAGAGAACTACGAGGAGCACATACTTGGTTACCAGAAGTTTGACCACATCCAAAATCATCAATTTTAGCGAATGTGGAGTTTGTTACGTATGTAAGTTCGGTAGTATTACCGACCATTTTGTAGTAACCACGTTGTTGTTCAGTAGACATTGTAAGTTGGTTCCAGATGTGCATCCAGTCACCGAATTGTCTATCAATTCTTTGTCCACCAATTTCAACTTCTACTTGACTGATAAGTTGTTCTCCGGGGAAATCTAACCAACGTGCGGCATCGCCGGTATTAGCAGTACCATCAATTTCAGGTAAAGTAACCTGTAAGTATGTTCTGTAAATAAGATCACCACTTCTGCTGATAGTACATTGTACACGACGTCCAAAATCAGCTTGTCCGTTAAATGTTTGTTCAATGGATTCGATGGCGAAATTGGTATATCTACGGTATGTTACTTTCCAAAATGTAATTTGTGGGTTGCCGGTCAGGTAAGTATCCTGGGCTCCGTAAGCGACGAGTTGCATTAATCCACCTCCCATTTTATATTATATTATAATATATTGTAATATAATAATTTTGGATTTTAACTTAATTAATCATTTAAAATGTATAATTTGTTATTTAATCAACATCTTTAAATTGTTCCTTTATAAAATCAGTTATGTATTGTTCCTTCAATACAGAATAATCATTGTTATGTTTTTTTGAAAAAATAATACTATTATTTTGTTTATTAACAGACCATCCATTATCAATGGCATTATTTATAAACCACATTTTCCTAAATTTTTTGTTATTTATAAAATAATTATTTTGTGGATTTGTTATTTTGATATTATATTGTTTGAATTCATCCATTATATATTATTTTACAATCTTATTATTTTATAATATAAGTTTTATAAAAATTAAACCATTATGTTAAAAAATAGTTAAAAGTAACTAAACATAATAATATAATTATTTTATAACTATATATTATATTAGCATGCCTTTCTTTAAACAAAATAATAAAAGGGGTCATAATATCAACAATTCAAATAATAATAACAATTTTCAATTATTAGACATTCAGCACTCTAAATTAATGAATGAATTTAAAAATGATGAAAATATACAAATACCAAAACTTAATAAATCAATAGACCAACTACAAAAACAAATAAATATAACTACAAATAAAAATAAAATAATGAATTTAACAAGCATGATACGTAGTAATAAAAATAAAATAAAAAAGTTAAAGAAGAAGAAAAACGATTATTTATTAGATAATTCTAAATATATATTTGAATATTTTGAAAATAAAAAAAATATATCAAATGATAAACCCGATGTTAAACAATCAAATAAATTATTAGATACATTTTTTAACTTAAATAAACAAAATAATATAATTAGTCCGCTATTGAATGATGACCAAAGGGTAATAGATGATTCAACTAATGATATTGTAAATAAATATTTATGTAATGTCAATAATACAGTAATTGATATTAATAAATATATTAATCAAAGCGATATATGTAAATCTTGTCATAAAGGAGAATTAATAGTTCTGGAAGATGAAGGTGTATTGATTTGTAAAAAATGTTTTATTTATATACCATATTTATTTGATAACGAAAAACCATCATATAAAGACCCCCCAAAAGAAGTTTGTTTTTATGCGTATAAAAGAATTAACCATTTTAAAGAAATACTAGCACAATTTCAAGGAAAGGAAACAACACAAATTCCTAATTATGTGATAGAAAATATAAAACTTCAAATAAAGAAGGAAAGAATTGTTTTATCTGAGTTAACAAATATTAATACTAAATATATTTTAAAAAAACTTGGATATAATAAATATTATGAACATATACCTTTTATAAATGATCAACTTGGCATAAAACCCCCTATAATGAGCCAAGCATTAGAAGAAACGTTATGTAATTTATTTTTAGATATACAAGTCCCATATTCTAAATATTGTCCTGAAAATAGAGTAAATTTTTTAAATTATTATTATACAGCATATAAATTATGTGAAATTCTTGGAGAATATACATATTTATCTCATTTTCAAATGTTAAAGGATAATGATAAACGTATAGAACAAGATGATATATGGAAAAAAATATGCAATGAATTGAATTGGGTATTTATACCCACACTATAATGCTAAATATCTATAAGTATTATATATTTATAGATATTATATGATTAATATAATAATTATTTATAGACCACCTGTGGGAAATCCAACCATGTTAGCACCAATACCAAACCCAACACCATTTCTTGCGGAAGCTCCTATAACAGGGATGTATGTATCAAGGATGCTAAATGTAGCAGCGCCTGATAATGCGATTAATGCAATTTCTTCGAAATTCAATGATTTCTTAGGAATTGCGTAAGCGGCAATAGCAACCATCATGCCTTCTATTAAGTATTTAATCATGCGTTTAATAAGTTCACCGAAATCAAAGAATCCTTCCATTTTATATTATATTATATTATTTACAAAGAAAAAAATATGTATTTATTACATTAATAATTATATTAAATAATAAAAAATACTTAAATATAACAATGTATTTTATATATATATAATGAGTAACTCTAAAATGCTTGATTCAAAGTATACAATGATAGATGTTTTAGATGAAGATAAAGTTTTATCTGGACAAAAATATGTATGCATGTCATTTTTATCTCCTGAAAAGATCCTTCAACAAAAGGAGACATTTTATTTTAAAGAGTTCCTAAATAAATGGGATTTCCAAACATCTATGAATAAATTTAATGATTTTTTAAATTTTATGACAATGAAATATACAGGACTTGATATAGAAATATTACAAAAAGATTTTAAAGATTTTGTTAGTTCTGAATATAAAGAAATTATGAATATGAATATATCAAATGAATATAAAACATTTGTTGAAACATATCAAGAAAAATTAGACAAGGAATTTGAATCTTCTAATAAATTCCAGACTTCTGTAAGAGGGTTAAAAGTGAGAGGTACGTTTGATTCAGTCGAAGAAGCTGAATTACGATGCAAGATGATTAGGAATTTTGACCCAAACCACGATGTTTTTGTTGGACCTGTTGGAATATGGATACCATGGGACCCTGAATCATATAAAACAGGGCGTGTAGAATATATGGAGGATGAATTAAATACATTAATGCACGAAAAGAGTAAAAATGATACAGCTGCTAAGTCTGAATTTGAATCTAGGGTCGCAGAAAATAAACGTATGGCAATTCAAGAAAATATGAAAAATGCTAAAAAAACTGGAAATTTATTAACACAGACAATTGATGAAGATGACAATTTAGTTGGTGTTATGGGCGAAGGGTTATCAACCATCGAACAAGATATTAATAAAAAAAAAAGAGTTGATAATACAATAGAAGACAATGTTAAATCAGAAATATTTAATTATTCAAATATTCGTGAAATTGAAAAACCCAAAAAGGATTAATTAATATACACACATACACACATACATATATTACGCGATATGAATTATTATATAATATACATAAACTTATATTATATAACATTACCATTTATTTTTCTGAACATTAATTAATGTTGTGTTTCGTTTTTTTGTTTTTGACGGGTCATATTCTTCATCTTCTTCGTCATCTGATGGTAAATTTTTTGATAAATCCCAGAATTGTTTAGAACCAAGCTTAAAATCTCTATGTGCTTCTGCTTTATACCAAAACACTTGGTCTTGTAATTTATTAGATTTTACATTATTATTTATAACCAGACATTCATAATTTTCCGTACATTGGTCCATTACTTGACAGAATGACTCAAATGTTGGAAACATACCAGCATAATTATCATATATTCTTTTTCTGTTTGCGATATATGGCTCCCTTAATATAAAAACAAAATCTATATTTGTTCGAAGTTCTGGTGGTATGCCTAATGGATACTGCATTG